GACCCACATTTAATGAATTGCTTGGCAATAAACTTGCCGATGCAATGGAAGCTGAGAAGATTCGAATCTCTAACCAGGTGTACAACGCTGCACCTGAAGACGAAGCTGAAGAGGAAGCTGAGACTGATACTGAGGTAGATGTAGAGGATGCCGAGGTAGAGGATGATGCCGAAGAGGAATCAGAAGAAGAAAGTAGTTAACTCTAAAATTATATTCTTATAAATAATTACTGCATTCTTCTAAAACGGAGAATTAAGTAATAAAGGTAACAAAAAATGAAGCTAATTGCAGAGTATGTGGATCAAGAGATCTGCTATGTAACAGAGGCCAAAGAGGGTGGTGGTAAAAACCACTTTATCGAAGGCATCTTTATGCAATCGGAAGCCAAGAACCGTAATGGTCGCATCTACCCTCGTGGTGTGATGGAAGGCGCAGTTCAAAAATATGTTACCGAACAGGTTAAGACGGGTCGTGCGGTTGGTGAATTAAACCATCCAGATGGTCCCACTGTTAACCTGGATAAAGTATCTCACAAGATCGAATCCCTTGATTGGAAGGGAAACGATGTTGTAGGTAAGGCACGCATTCTGGATACTCCAAATGGCATGATTGTAAAAGGTCTGTTGGACGGTGGTGTACAGCTAGGTGTGTCAACTCGTGGTATGGGTAGCCTCGAACGCAGAAATAATGCAATGTATGTCAAAGAAGACTTCATTCTGAATACGGTTGATATCGTACAAGATCCATCTGCACCAACAGCTTTTGTTAATGGAATCATGGAAGGTGTTGAGTGGGTCTGGAATAACGGCATTATAGAAGCTCGAGAAATTGAAAGAATGGAGACTGAAATTAAAAAGGCTCCACGGAAGGATCTCTATGAGACCCAAGTTCGTGAGTTCAAGAATTTCCTCTCGTTGCTAAAATCTAAACAATAAGGAGTCAAACATGACTGACAATGTACAGGCTGTTGAGCTCGATGACGTCAACGAAGTTGCGGAAGCTCACGATCCCAAGAATGCAGAACAGCAATCTGTTGCATCTGTATCTGGTGCCGAAGACAAAGCCCCAAAGGCGAAAGCTCGTAAAGGTGACAAGTCGAACGGCGAACCAATGCCTAAAACAAAAGCTGGCATGATTAATGCTGCGTATCAAAAAATGAACGGTATGAAGAAAGAAGATCTTCACGCCGCTCTTGCTAAATTTATGGGTGAAGATGTTGAAATCGCCGAAGCCGACGAGGAAATCGTTGAGCGTAAGGTTGAAATCAATGTTGACTTTACTGAAGATCTGAACGCATTAGTCGAATCTGAGGCTACTCTTTCCGAAGAGTTCAAAGCCAAAACAGCTGTTATTTTTGAAGCAGCGGTAAAAGCAAAACTCTCTAGCGAAATTGATCGTCTGGAAGAGTCTTATCAGGCCGAATTGGCCGAAGAGATTCAATCCACGAAGACCGATTTGGTTGAGAAAGTTGATAGCTACCTCAACTATGTTGTTGAGCAGTGGATGGAAGAAAACGAGCTTGCTATCCAGCAAGGCTTGCGTACCGAGATTGCTGAAGGCTTTATGACCAAGTTGAAAGACTTGTTCACCGAGTCTTACATCGAAGTACCCGAATCCAAGGTTGACCTAGTTGACGAGTTGGCGCAGGCCAATGAAGAGCTCGAAGAGCAATTCAATCAAGCAATGACCAAGAGTCTTGACTTGGCAGAACAGTTAGAGAGCATGAAGCGTGATGCAATCATCCGCGAACATACTCGTGATCTGGCTGAGACGCAAGTTGAGAAGCTGAAGTCCCTAGTAGAAGATGTTGATTTTGAAGATGCTGAAACCTTTGCTGTTAAAGTAAAGACCATCAAAGAATCATACTTCACCAAGAAGTCCGAGACTACACAAGAAGAAGTGACTGGTGTTGAAGAGGGTGAAATCTCTGAAGCAACAAACACCGACGCTATGTCTCGTTACCTTTCCGCAATCCGTAAAAACATTAAATAAGGAGTCCTAAGATGCAAACTTATGACCAATTAATCGAAAAATGGGCACCCGTGCTCAACGAAGAAGCCGGTGGCAAAATCCAAGATTCACACCGCAAATCTGTTACTGCTGTTCTTTTGGAGAACACCGAGAGAGCTCTTCGTGAAGAGCGTAACCAGCATAACTTCCTGTCAGAGTCACCTGCCACTTCTGTTGGCAACACCTCTGTCGCTAACTGGGATCCAGTGTTGATCTCTTTGGTTCGCCGCGCTGCTCCTAACATGATGGCTTATGACATCTGTGGTGTTCAGCCAATGAATGGCCCTACCGGCTTGATCTTCGCAATGAAGGCACGCTATGGCACGGGTGAGACCGGTTCTACCGAAGCTCTGTTCAACGAAGCTGATACAACCAAGTCTGGCGATTCTGCTGGTACACAATCTGCTAGCCCATCAGGCTTGGCTGGTTTGACCGACGACTCAGCCGCAGGTCTGCGCGCTACCGACTCATCCATTGATGACTCACGTACAGGTCCTACATTTGCTGGTGGTATGTCTACCTCTAATGCTGAATTGTCAGGTGCTTTCCGTAACATGGGCTTCACAATCGAGAAGCAAACCGTTACGGCTAAGTCACGTGCATTGAAGGCTGAGTACAGCTTGGAATTGGCACAAGACTTGAAGGCAATCCATGGTTTGGATGCTGAGACGGAATTGTCTAACATTCTGTCTACCGAGATCTTGGCTGAAATCAACCGCGAAGTTATCCGTACAGTCAACAGCCAGGCTAAGACCGGTTGCTTGACCTCTAACGTTGCAACGCAAGGTATCTTTGACTTGTCAACCGATGCTGACGGTCGTTGGTCTGTTGAGAAGTTCAAGGGCTTGTTGGTTCAGATCGATCGCGAAGCTAACGTTATCGCTAAAGAGACACGTCGTGGTAAGGGTAACGTAATGATCTGTTCTTCAGACGTTGCTACCGCTCTGGCCGCTTCAGGTGTTTTGGACTACGCTCCTGCATTGTCTACCAACTTGCAAATTGATGATACCGGCAACACGTTTGCTGGTGTGTTGAACGGCCGTATGCGCGTTTACATCGATCCCTATGCTACCGCTGACTACGTCAACGTGGGCTACAAGGGTTCTAACGCCTATGACGCTGGTGTGTTCTACTGCCCATACGTTCCATTGACCATGGTTCGTGCTGTTGGCGAGAATGACTTCCAGCCAAAAATTGGCTTCAAGACTCGCTACGGCATGGCTGCTAACCCATTCGTTCCAGGTGCAAACCCCAACAACGGTGGCAACGCAATCGGTACTGCTAAAGCAAACCAGTACTACAGAATCTTCCGCGTCGACAACATCCTCGCGTAAATCTGTTAAAAAGAGCCCGGACCACCGGGCCTTCAAGGGGTCCTTCGGGACCCCTTTTTATTGGGTATAAATAATAGCATGGATATATTTTACAGGTTACACCATGGCAACTACTAGAGACTTAACATTAGACGAGTTACCTTCAACGACGTTAACTAGCAATACTGCGTTCTTACAGCCCACTGGATTTAGGCTAGTTATTGATCGTCGCAACTTTGCAAACCTTGAATACTTTGCGCAAACAATTGTTCATCCATCTCTATCTCTTCCTCCAGTAGAGCAGGGATATCGCAGCATCAGTACTCTGGCGTTTGCCGGCGACAAGTTGGAATATACTGAGCTTGGCTGCACCATTGTGATGGATGAGAACATGAAGGGATACCAAGAGATGATTGACTGGATGGAACGCATTGTCACCATTCCATCTCGCAAAGCGACAGGCTTTTTAAACAACGATCCATCACAGTATAACGCTGACATTACTGTTAGTGTATTGTCAAGTCATAACAACCAGACGCGGCAAATTCGTTACATTAACGCAATCCCTACCAGTGTTGGAGAAGTTATGTTTGAAGCTACTGTGGGTGATATTCAATACATCACATATAACGTTACCTTTAGATTTGATTATTTTAAATTAGTGTGATATAATAGTACGTTATGTACTATAAGGTTTTATTATGGATTTGAAGAACATACTTGATATGTGGGCTGAAGATAGCCGTATAGATAAGAATCATCTTGACGAAAGCTCTCGTCAAACACCTACGCTGCATGCTAAATATTTGGGTCTATATGCGGATGCTAAGTTAAAGTTAAAACATCATGAGTTCAAGCAAAAGATCCTGCTGAAGGATAAGTGGTTGTACTACAACGGTAAAATGGACCAAGAGCAGCTTGAAGAAAAGGGCTGGCAGCCAGATCCGTTTAATGGTCTTAAAATCTTAAAGGGTGAGCTAGAGTACTATTATGATTCCGATCCCGAGATTCAACGGTCGGAAGAAGTAATTCAATACTATAAAACTTTGATAGATACATTATCAGAGATAATTGATAACTTAAAATGGCGACATCAAACTATTGGCAACATTATTCGATGGAAGCAGTTTGAAGCCGGTGGATAATGAATAAATTGCAAGTTTACCTTAAAGACTATAGTATGATGATAATTGACTGCGATCGTGGTATTGCAGCCGAGCTATCAGAATTTTTTTCATTCTTTGTTCCTGGCTATAAATTCATGCCGGCTTACAAAAACAAAGTGTGGGATGGAAAGATTCGTTTGTTCAATGGGATGACGAACGAACTCAATGCTGGATTGTTTGTATACTTGTACAACTTTTGTAAAGAGCGTAACTACAAACTTGATGTTGTTGAAACCGATTACGGTCTTCCGTATGAAGAAAACAAGTTTGATATTGATGATCTCAATAATATGCTTGATGATATTAAAATTCCATTCCCATTGCGCGATTACCAATATAAAGCTGTAGAGCAAGCCATCCGCAGAGAGCGCGCAGTTCTATTGTCTCCCACAGGCTCTGGTAAGTCGTTTATGATATATGCTCTGGTTAGATGGATTCTAGAACAGGATGATCGAGCCAAGGTATTGATTGTTGTTCCTACTACCTCGCTTGTAGAGCAATTGTATTCTGACTTCAAAGACTATGGTTGGGATGTTGCAACTAACGTTCATCGCATTTACTCTGGCAAAGACAAGAACACATCCATGAGGACGACCATTTCTACATGGCAATCAATCTATAAGTTTCCTAAGCAATGGTTCGAACAGTTCTATGGTGTATTTGGAGATGAGTGCCATGGGTTTAAATCCAAGTCGCTTTCTTCTATTATGAATAAGGCGACTGAAGCAAAATATCGATTCGGTACCACTGGTACACTTGATGGTACACAAACCCATAAGCTAGTATTAGAAGGATTATTCGGGCCTGTATTCAAGGTGACGAGCACAAAGGAGTTGCAGGATA